CTGAAAATGGTAAAGAAGTACCTTTTACAAAAGAAAATGCAGAACGCATCTTCAAAGAATATTCTTGGATTAAAGACCAAGTGGTGGAGGAAGCGGGTCAACTGCTAAACTTTCGATCAGAGTGAACTAGATGATGCTATAACTTTTGCTAAACAAGAGTTTGAGCTTGGTAGAAAGTCCGGTAATTCAGGTAGTCTTCGTGATCAGTTAAATTCCGTATGGAGACAAACTGGTGTAAAGCCCAAAGAGCTAGAAGAACTTAAAGAGTTACCTCAGAGTTGCAACCAAGTTTGGAAATGGTTCATTGATCTTAATAACTCCAGATCATCAAATGGTTTTGGAGTTAACCCAATATCATATTCAGATATCAAATCCTATCTTGATCTAATACATATAGAGATTGAAGAATGGGAACTTGAATTACTCAAACGTTTCGATATGGAAGCGTTGAACTCTTACGCAAAAGAAGCAGAACTAGAACGCAAGAAAGCTTCTAAGAAATAAATAGTAGCCTTCTAACGAGGGCTTCTATGTGTACGAATTGGTGTAGTTTATACACATAGGAATTTACATCCACAACAGGAGAAAATGCTATGGATTTAGCAGAATTAAAGTTCGTAGTTGATACGACACAATTAAAACAAGCAGCTAAGGAAGTGGAAGCACTTGGTGTAGCTGTCAGTAAAGTCAATAAGCCTGTAACTAAGGCTGCAATGGATACTGAAAAGTTAGCTAAGGCTCAAGCTGAAGTTGCAGAAAAAACTGCCAAAGCTGCTCTGGCTCAACACAAATTAGAACAAGCACAAACCAAATCAAATGATAGCACTGGTAAGTCAATCTCAGTATTGGAACGTCAGACTCTTATCACTAGATATATGGCTGAAGGTAATTCCAAAGGTCAAGCTTCTCTCTTAGCTACAGCTAAAGCCGCTGGTGCTTTAGATGAAGAAATGGAAAAGTTAGAAAAAACTCTAAAAACTCAACGTAGTTTAATAGGTGGTGATCCATTTGACAAGAGTATCGGTTTGATGCAAAAACTTAGCAATGAAACTAAGATTGTCAATGAAGTTAATAATCTATTTAATAGAGGTTTGAATTTAACTGAAAAGCAAATGGTTGATCTTGCTCGTGAACATGAGCGTCTAATTGCCTTATATAATTTTGAAGGTAAAAGCTTAGATGGTCTTGCTGCTGAGTATGATCAGATTGTGCAAAAGAGTGTACAAATAAACCAAGCTAACGATGCTCGTACTAACAGTATGAAAGCACAGGTTAAAACACAAAATGACGCAGCTAAAGCTAATGAGTACATTGCTAAGGAAATGGAAAGAGTCAATCGCTTAACTGCATCCAATGGTGATCTAACTAGTGCAACTAATAATAAGTTAATTAAGTTTGAACAATCATTAAAAGCATCCGGTAGAAGTGCTGCTGAAGTAACTACCAAACTCAATGCATATAAAGCTGCTCTAATGGCTACTCAAAAAGCTGCAGGTAATCGTCAGATTGATTATCTCTCAAGAGCACTAGGTCCACAGATTACCGATATTGCAGTTGGTTTAGCTACAGGTCAAGCACCTTTAACTATCTTGTTACAACAGGGTGGTCAGTTAAGAGATCAGTTTGCTTTGGCTGGTGTTGCTGGTTCCCAAATGGGTAGTATGCTTATCCAAGCTAGTAAAGCAATGGTAAGCAGTGTTAAAGATGTAGGTTTAGCTGTAGGTCAGGTATTTGTTGGTGCTATCACTGGTTCCGGTAAAGCTGTAGTTGATTTTGCAACTAAAATTACTGGTGCAAATATATTACTTGATGCATTCCGTGCTAAAATTATTGCAACAGCAGGTGAGAACAGTATTGCAATTAAAGCATTCGATATGCTTGGTAAAGGCATTGTTGCTATGGCTGGTGTTATTACATTCACCGCTATCGCATCTCTGGTAGCCTTCGGTGTAGCAATGTCTGATATAATCAAAGAGGAAAATGCTTTAAACCGTGCTTTGAATCTAACTGGTGCTGCAATGGGTATCAGTATGGGTGTTGCATATGATGCTGCTAAAGGTATGGAGCAATTAGGTGTCAGCACAGGTACTGCTCTAACTGTTCTTACTGAAATGGCTAAAGCTGGTGGCATGAGTGCAGATAGTCTAGAGATGGTTGCTACAACAGCTAAAGCCATGAAGACTGCCTTTGATATTCCAATTGCAGATACTGTTAAACAGTTCAAAGAATTGCAAGAAAAACCAACAGAATCCTTGACTAAGCTTGCTATCAAATTAGGTACAATTCCTCTTGAGATTCTAAAGCAAGTGGATGCTTATGAACGTGCTGGTAAGAGTATTGAAGCTGCTAAGTTAGCAACCGATACATATGCTAAAGCTGGTAAAGATGCTGCCGATAGAACAGTAGAAAACTTTGGTACAATTACAAGATTTGGTATTTATTTAAAATCTATTTGGGATAAAACTTGGGATTCAATTATGGGTATAGGTCGCACAGGTTCTGTTGCAGATCAATTACTTGAAGCAGAGTCAGAGTTAGAAAATAGAATTATGGCACAAGCGAAATTAGCAGGTGGACCTTTTAATAGAAAACTTGTTGATTCTGATACTGAAAAACTAAAAGAAAAAATTAGCAAACTTCGTGAACAACTTTCTGCCGAGCAAAAATTACAATCTGATAGAAAAGCCGCATCTGCTGACGCAACTAAGTTTGAAGATGATAAAAAGAAGCGTGATGAAGCTGCTGCTAAAGCTAATGCTGCTGCTAAAAAGTTGGAAGAAGATAGAGAAAATCTAATCAGACAAGTCACAGAAGCTTATATCTCTCAGACAGGGGCTTTAGATCATTTAAGTAAAAATGAAATTCTTCGTGACAAAATAATGTCAAGTAAAGAATATCAAAATCAGTCAAAACCAATACAAGAGTATGTTCTTGGTATTTTAAATGCAACAATTGCTAGTGAAAAATTAGTTGAAGCAGAAAAAGAAGCAGAGAAAGCTTTAGAACTAAAAAATAGATTGCTTGGTAAATCTGAAAATCTTGGTAAAGACTATTACAAAACTATTGATCTTATCAACAAGTATGCTAAAGAGGGTCGATTCGGTGCAGATGAAGTTCTACAACTAAAAGCTGCATTAGAAGCTACTACACCAGAAGCTAAGAGACTTGCTGCTGCTCAAGCTGAAAATGCTAAAGTAATGGCTGGTATTGCTGCTGATCGTGCTAACGTTGCTGCTGAATATGGTGGTGACTTTAAAACTGCTGATGAAAAAGCTGCAATTAAAAATCTATCTGATTATAAAAAGAAGATTTCAGAAGCAGATGCTGAATTAGATAAGCAATTATCTGCTGCAACAGAAGAAACTACTTATTCTGAATACATGATGTATAAGGAATTAGCAGATGCCAGAAAATCACTCGCTGAAGATGTTCACACCAGAGAGCAATATTTACTCAGTGATGGTTACAAGCGTCAACAAGCTTATGCTACTGCATTTGAAGACCTATTCAAAGGTATGGGTGATGCGATCATTGATTTTGCACTAACAGGTAAAACATCCTTCTCCGATATGGTACAATCCATGATTGTAGGTTTGATTAAACTTGAGATGCAAATGGCTATGACTAATATGTATAAAAGCGCAGGTGGTTCTGCAGGTATCATTTCCTCTATTGCATCTATGTTTACTGGTTCTCCTGTACCATCTGCTAAAGGTAATGTATTCGATGGTGGTCTACAAGCATTCGCCAAAGGTGGTGCTTTCACAAACAGCGTAGTCAAGTCACCAACGATGTTTAACATGGGTCTAATGGGTGAGGCTGGACCTGAAGCTATTATGCCCTTACGCAGAGGTTCTGATGGTTCCTTGGGCATTGCTGCTTCTGGTGGTTCTGGTGGTAATGTATCTGTGCAAGTTATTAATAATAGCAACGCTCAAGCTACTACAAATGAAACAGTTGACTCCAAGGGTAATCGTAAGATTGAAGTTTTAATTGGCGATATGACTGCTGGTGAAATTTCTCGCAGTGGCAGTGCTTCTCAAAAATCAATACGTTCAACCTTCGGTGTTCAACCTCAACTAATTAGGAGATGATAAATGGCTTATTCTTATATTTGGCCTCTTAGCCTACCACAAAAACCGCTAAGTAATTACTCTGAAACTACAGGTGTGCATGTCATTCGTACTCAACCTGATCTTGGACCAGCAAAGCAACGCAGAAGAGCACAGCGCCCTGATACAATGAGTGTACAATTTGATATGTCTACAACGCAAGTTGAAACTCTAAGGGTCTTTATTCAAGATACTTTACGTGGTACTGCTCGTTTTGGCTTCACTCATCCTAGAACACAACAGATTGTTGAAGTTAGAGTAGTACCACAAAGTGGAGGTGAGATGTATACTACAAGTTATTTGTTGCCTAACTACTGGCAAGTGTCTTTACAATTGGAGGTATTACCTTGAGTCGATTAACATCAATGTCGCCCAATGCTTTAAAAGCAGTATTTTCTCCAGATTCTGATGACGATTTAATTATCTTGCTAACTATCTATGATCCTTTAAATAGCTCTCAGGTTATAGCTAGGTTATCGGATGGTTTTACTAAGAGAATCTCTGAAACAGCAGACGAAGTATTATATGGTGTAACTAGTAATGGTTTTGATTATACTTTCATACCAATGGAAATATCATTACCTTCTGAGGATGAAGCTCAGGCTCCACGTTGCTCAATTGTAATGCATGATGTTACTAGGTATTTAACTCCTATAATTCGCACAATTACTGCACCACCTAGAATTAAACTGGAATTAGTATTAACTAAAACTCCAGATGTAGTGGAAGTTTCTTTTACTGATTTTTATATCAATAATTTCAGTTATAATGCTGATGCAGTTACTGCTGATCTAACTATGATTGATTATGAAAAAGAACCTTTCCCCATGCACTCTTTTACTCCGAGATATTTTCCCGGAATGTTCTAAAGGAATATTATGAATTTTGAAAAATATATTGGTATTCCTTACGCTGAAAAAGGTAGGGATGAAAACGGCACTGATTGTTGGGGATTGGTGCGTTTAGTTTATAAGAATGAACTAAATATTGATTTGCCAAGTTTTACTGCAGACTATGATACCACAGATGGTGAACGTCTAGAAGAATTATTCGCACAATATAAAGAAGGTTGGGAGAGTACTGATAATCCAGAAGTGGGTGATGTTGTAATCTTTAGAATCTTCGGTTATGAATCACACATTGGTATTTGTATTGGTGATAATAAATTCTTACATGTTCGTGAAGGTAGAGATGCCGTAATTGAATCATTAGATAATGCAAAATGGTCTAAAAGAATAACTGGTTTCTTTAGATATTCTGAGAAAAAGAACGCTGTACTAAATACTGTACCTCATCCATTAAGAACTGAGAGGTATACTCTAGGGGTTGCTCCCGGTACTACGGTAACTGAACTTGTAAAAGATATCAGCACTAAGTATAATATTGCTATTGAATTAAAAAGTAGAATCAGTATTCTAATCAACGGTAGAGTTATTGCTCAAGAAAACTGGAATAATACTGTTGTCAAGCAAACTGATGTAATTGAATACAGAGCTGTTCCCGCTGGTGGCGCACTAAGAACACTGGCCCTCATTGCTTTAGTTATAATTGTACCACAGTTAGCTGGAATGGCTGAGTTTGCCTATATGGGAACCGCTGGTGCTACAATTGCGGGTTCTGCTGCAGTATACACAGCGACATATGCTGCAGCAATGCTAGTAGGTAGTGCTCTAATTAACGCCATTGCACCTATCAGACCACCTCAAATGGGTTCTCAAAATGATCCCGGTAGTGCTGAACGTCAGTTAATGGTCAATGGTGGTTCTAATAGACTTAACGCATATGGTGCTATTCCTGTTGTGCTAGGTAAAGTAAGAATGACTCCTTTGCTTGGTAGTACTAACTTTTTAACATACGAAAATGAAAGAGATAGTTATTTATCAATGTTGCTCGTATGGGGTTATGGTCCATTAAGTATTGATGACAACAGTTACAAAATTGGTGATGTTCCAATTAGTAGTTTTACTGATGTAGTTAGAATTAATGATGATCGTATTACTGATTTATCTGCAGGTAGAAAAAGAGATTTTGATTCCATTTATGGTAAAGATATTACACAGGTTAACACGGCTATTCAATTAGTTTGTGATGGTAATCCAGAAGGTAATATTTCAGGATATTCTCAAGAACCAATTTATGAATATGATTGGGAATTTGGTACTAGTAATATAGTTGGTTACAATCAGATACCTATTTATCAAAATGTCCCTCCCGGTCCTTGGACTCAAGCAATAACTACTGAACCAACAACTTCGGTTACTTTGGCATTGCATTTCCCACAAGGTCTAAGATATGTCCAAATTAAAGGTGATAATGCTGGTAATTCATATCCTACCGCTGTGGCTTTTAGAGCAGAATTTTCTACCGATGGTGGAGTATCATTTCCCAATCATGCAACTTTTTCAATAGGTGGTGATACAGCGAAGAAAGATGCTTTTACATATACAAAAACCTTTCATACAAATTCTCAGAGTTTACTAGTTAGAATTCGCAGAGAAACAGGAGACAATACTGAGGATAACTCTGAAAGAAGATACTATTTTACTTCAGTCCTTCAGAACGTTACATTTTTAAATGATAACCAAACCCCTGCTATTGATCCAGTTGGTGCTAAGATAGCAAAGACAGCTTTCAAGATAAAAGCTACAGATCAATTAAATGGTAGTATTCAAGGTATAAATGCTATAGTACAAACGTACTGTAAAATTTGGAATGGTACAGCTTGGGTTGATGGTGTTACTAGTAACCCTGCGGCTTTGATGCGTTATGTATTAGAGCACCCTGCTAATCCAAAGAGAATTACAGATGCTAGTACTCAGATCAACTTAACACAATTACAATACTTCTATAATTACTGTCAAACTAAAGGTTTTGAATATAATGGTGTATTAGGTGAGGCTCGTAGTATTCTGGAAGTTATTCGTGATATTTGTGCCGCTGGTAGAGCTAGTCCTGCATTGATTGATGGTAAATGGTCAGTAGTTATTGACGAAGCTAAACCAAACGTAGTTCAGCACTTTACACCACACAATAGTTGGAACTTTGAAGGTAGCAAAGCTTTACCTAAGCGTCCAGATGGTTTACGTGTAACTTATTATAATCAAGATTATGATTATCAAGAATCTGAAATTATTATTTATGATGTTGATAAAAATAAAGATAACGCTAGTTTATTTGAAAGTATAACTCTTCCCGGTGTAACTAAAACATCATTAGTTATTGATCATGCTAAATGGCACATGGCACAAATGAAATTGCGTCCTGAGCTTTATACGCTAGAATCAGATATTGAGTACTTAGTTTGCAATCGTGGTGATCGTGTAAAAGTAATGCATGATGTACCAATGTGGGGATTGGGTAGTGGACGCATTAAGAATAGAATATCATCTACTCAATTTGAATTAGATGAAAATCTACCTATGAAAGCTGGTGTACAATACACTATGAGAATTCGTAGTAAAACAGGTACTTCCACTACAAGAACATTGGTTGCAAAACCAACAGATGGTTATTATTCAACTATTGATTTTACAACAAGCACATTGCAATCCGAAGTTGATGCCTTGGATTTATTTTTATTTGGCGAACTTAATCAAGAATCACAGGATTTAATAGTACTAAGTATTGAGCCAACTAATAATAATAATGCCAGAATTACTTTGGTTGATTATGGTGTTACATCTACGTATAATATTTTTACTGATTATCTCAGTTTGAGTGCATCTACTGTATTTGAATCTCAGATTACATTACCTCCAGTATTGCAAGTACAAGCTTTCGGTGATAAGGTTCCATCTATTACAGGTTTTGTAAGTGATGAGTCTGTAATGGAGAGAATATCCAGAGGTGTATTTAAATATAATATTAATGTAGCTTATTTTAACGCTTCTCAATTACCTTCTAATGTGGAATATGTTGAAGTCCAGTATGATTTATTAAGTTCAACAACAGGTGTAAATTATAAATCAATATTTGTACCTTATCAAAATGGATCAGTAAATATAGGCGATGTAAAAGAAGGTGAAGTTTATAAAGTAAGAATGCGTTATGTTAGTCGTGACGGTAAACTTGGTAATTGGTCAGCTTACAGTAATCATACTGTAGTTGGTAAAACTAACCCACCTTCACAAGTAACAGGATTTACAATTACTGCAGAAAAACTAACTGGTAAACTTTTATTATCTTGGGATGAAAATCCAGAGATTGATACAAAGAATTATGAAGTTAGAAGTGAAAATGCAAATTGGGGTACAGGTGGTGCTAACTTGATATTTTCAGGTTCAGCTACAAATTGCACAACAAATGCTCCTTCCTTAAATACTACAAAAACATTTTATATAAAAGCTTTAGATTTTGGAAACTTATATAGTGTACAAGCTTCGTCTGCTTCTTACACTACATTAGCTCCAGCAACTTACACTGGTACAATTACATCAGTATACGCAGATACTTCAACAACTGATTCTACTGTTACATTAAACTGGACAGCAGCACCAGCAGGTGTATTCGATATCAATAAATATGAAGTTACTATTGTTAAACCTAGTGCTACCATTGTGCAACAAATCTCAGGATTAACTTGGACTACTTTAGCTAATTGGGTTGGTAATGCTAGTGTTACAATTAAATCAATTGATGTTCTTGGTAATAAGTCCGTTGCTGCATCCACTGCTGTAGTAGTTACCAAATCAAGACCAACTGCTCCAGCTTCTGTTACATTCACAGTAGCTGACGCACAAGTTTATGTTGATTGGGCAGATGTTGCTAAAACAACTCTTCCTGTTGGTGGTTATGAAATCAGAAAGAACAACGCTGGTTGGGGTACTAACGATTCCAACTTTGTATGGAGAGGTTCTGTATCCAATGCTGCATTGAAGAGTTTGATTGTTGGTGCTAACAACTGGTACATTAATACTTTTGATACTGATAATGTTTATGCATCTTCCGGTACATTAATTACTTATACTGTACAAAGACCTGCAATCGTAACAGGTTTAACGGCTGTATTTAGTGATACTTCCACAACTAATGCTGTTGTAAAGTTTGATTGGGTAGCACCTGCTGTTACAACTTTTGGAATTAAA